ATCATGTGTGCCGGATGGGAAGTCGTTGCACTCCTCGACCACCTCCCAAGCCCAGCGCCTGTCTGGTACCCAGACTATACCTGAAGAAAAAAGGTCAGATACGGCGTTTACTCTACTTATCTTGTCTTGCCCCCTGCCCGGCGTGAACTCGCTGAGGGGCACCCCCATCCGGCGCATCTCCTGATAGAGCGCCGCACCGTTCGACTTCTTCTCGACGATGAAGGTGTCCGGGTCCCAATCCTTGTATTCCTCCAGCACCCGCTGCTTGAGCTCGGGGAACTCAAGGCGCTCCTTGATGGCGTTCAGCAGGATGATGTTGTAGTTGTTGGTCTCCTCGTTGAAGAAGACGCCCCAAGTCAGGAGGGCATTAAAGTCCGACCGGTTAGACTTCTCTTGTGCAGCGTCGAGCGCCATGATGATGTGCTCGCACTGGGGTGGGGTCTCCTTGTCCCAGACCTGCCACCACTCACGCTTGATGAGGGCTCCTTCCTCCGATGTCGGCTGCTGCATGTACTGGGCCTGCCAGTACCGCACGTCCATCGAGGCTTTCTTGGCCAGCAACTCATCGATGCCCCAGAACTCAGGCCAGAGCGGTTTTTCGTTCAGGATCGCCGGGAACTCAATGACTTCCCACTGATCAGCATCCTCGTTCTTCGTCATGTGATCGATGATCCTGCCCGTCAGGTCCATCTTAGACCACCGAGTCATCACCACGATGATCGAGCCGCCCGGCATCAGTCGCTGGACTGGACCGGACTGAAACCACTCCCATGCTGGTTCAAATACGTCCGCACGACCCTGCTTAGCTTCCTGTTCTGAGTGGGGATCATCAATAATGAACAGATCAGCGCCTCGACCAGCAAGGGCACCGCCAACGCCAATAGCAAAGTACTCACCGTTAAAATTAGTACCCCATCGAGAAGCAGACTTGCTGTCCGCTTGAAGCTCAACCTGCGGAAAAATGTCATGGTTACGCTCGCTTCCGACCAGATTTCGCACCCGACGACCGAAGTTCACCGCCAAATCGGCAGTGTGGGACGCCATTATGACCTTCTTCTGCGGGTTTTTGCCTAGGAACCAAGCAGGTGCTAGGTACGAGATCATCTCCGACTTGCCGTGACGCGGGGCGATGTTGACGATGACCCGCTTCTTCTTGCCTGCCTCTATGTCCTCGAATATCTTGGCCAGTTTGTGGTGGTGCGGACCCACTTTGTAGCCCGGATACACGTGCTGGATGTAGTCAAGGAAGGAGTCCTTGCCCAATTTCTGCGTGATCTGGGTCTGGTACTGCTTCAAGAGCTCCGCAACACGCCGTTTTTCCTTCTCCGGCATCGTCGGCAGGGCGCTTTTCAGCTTTTCAAGGTTTTCAGGCGTCAGTTGCAGCACTTTTCTCGCCTACAACGCGGTACTCGATACCCTCAAGCACCGACATGAGCTCCTTCTCGACTTCCTCGATGGGCTTGACCACGTGCGTGACCTCGCTTCGCTTCTTGAAAGCGTCTACGCCGTCCACTTCGCCGAGCTTGGTCACGGCTTGGATGCGCGACCGGCTGTCCTTTGCATGCTCGATCTCGTGGACAAGCTTGTTGATCACGTACATCTTCAACTCAGACAGGTCATCCACGAGGGCGCAGTTGGTCTGAGCGACCATGCCAGCGAGGTACGCCATCATTTCGTTCGGGTACTTGCTGTAATCGATCCGCTTTTGCGGGTCAGACATCATCTGCGTGGCCAATTGTTTGGCCGCTTCGATGTCGTGCTGGTTTGGGACAATGGGAGTCCCAGTAATGTCCGAGAGAAACTTGATCGTCCGCGCTCGGGCATTGAGCTCTTCTTGCGGAGACAGGTCCGGCAACGCCTCAGCCGCGTTTGCGGGGAGCGGTATGTTTTCGTCGATTTCAGGAAAAAGCATGCGTTAGAAGCCCGGTGTTACCCGCGTCTACGTTTCGCGGACTGTACACAACTCATATATAGCGGTCAAGGAAGTGCTTGGATGGAACCAGATAAAACAAGGGGGTACTTCTATAAACAAGGGGGTACTTCTATAAACAAGGGGGTGGGGGTCGAACCGGGAAAAAACGAAGATTATTTGTGTGAATTCGAGAGTGTATACGGGCGCGGGACTCCTAACTGTGCGCGAGGGGGCCGGGTACGGTGGGGTCGGCGAGGGGGGACTTTGAGGGGTCGATGCCGCGCTGCTATAGACCGCGCTCTATGTCATGGCGGACACGGCGAGCAGGGCGGACACGGCGAGCATGGCGGACACGGCGAGCAGGGCGGACACGGCGAGCAGGGCGGACACGGCGAGCAGGGCGGACACGGCGAGCAGGGCGGACACGGCGAGCAGGGCGGACATGGCGAGCAGGGCGGACACGGCGAGCAGGGCGGACACGGCGAGCAGGGCGGACATGGCGAGCATGGCGAGCATGGCGAGCATGGCGAGCATGGCGAGCATGGCGAGCGTGGCGAGAATCCTAACGGCTGTTAGGAAAACCGGGAAGGCGCGGAGATGCTAGGCGAACGGAATACTTGCATTGCGTACGCCATGAGCGTATAGTTCGATTCGTCGGCAACAAGTCGACGCCAACAACCTAACGGAGACGACACCATGTCAAAGAAAACGAACGACGCTAAGAAGGCCGCCGCTCTCGCCGGGATGGCTGCCGCCGTCGCTGCTACGCCGACGCTGCCGGAAACGGGATTCCTGCACGATGTTATGACGCTGTGCGGACTGGCAAAGAAAGCGGAGGAAAGCATCGGTGACCATGTTCGGGCGACGATTCTCCCGGCCTTCCACGCGCTGCCGGGTATCAAGGCCGACGAGCCCATCACGGCGGAGGCGCGGAAGAGCCCGGAGTTCAAGTCGCTGCGGGACGCATTCAAGCGCGGCGCGGCGCTCTACTACCAAGCCAACATCAGCGCGGGCGAGGGCGAGGTCGGCGCGGTGGCGGCGTGGGAGATGGGCAAGACGAGCGCGGCCTACAAGGCCATGAGCGCGGGCGAGCGCGAGGTGTACGACCGGGTCGCCGACCGGGTCGCCGGGTATGTCGATACCATGTTCAACCGGCATGTCATCGGCGCGTTTCCGAAGGGCGAGGCTACGCCTAGCGCGGGCAAGACCAAGGGTAGCAAGGGCGAGGGCGAGGGCGAGGGCGAGGGCGAGGGCGAGGGCGAGGGCGAGGGCGAGGGCGAGGGCGGCGAGGTTGTCCCGATGACTCCGGAGACGCTAGCGCATGCCGTGTCGTGGGCGATGCTTATCCAGACCATCGACCGGAAGTCAGCCGGTGAGGATTGCGCTGAGGCGGCCAACGGTCTGGCGGCGCTCATCAAGGCAGCGCAGGCGGCCACCAAGCGGGTTGCGGCACGCGCCAAGCAGGCGGCGTAACCTAACGGCGGGGCGGCGTGAGCCGCCCTAGCCTATCCCGTTCCCACCGGCCCCCGCATGGCAATCCATGCGGGGGCTTTGTCGTTTCTGCGCTCCGCGTCGACCCCTCGCCATTTTCGCGGTGCGACGCCAGTTACGCGATACCAGTTCTACGGAGACCAGTTCCCACTTTAAAAGGTCTACGCCCCACGCCAAATGGGCCACGCCGACCATGCATAAAACCGTGCATAAACCGACTAACCGCGCTCGAGATGAAACTCGAGGATTATCAATGGGATACGCGATTGTTCTAGAAGTGGGGTTTTGTTCTACTTTTGGAAGTTATATTGCGGAACAAGATTTCTGGCTTATATCGTAACTTCGAAAAATAAACTCGAGGTTTATCAAGCACTTGTAATGGACAGTTTTATGCAATATCTAACTTGTTCCGTGTTCTTGCGTTTTTGGCAGTGTACGACTTCCCCCGGCGCGGCAGAAAACCCAGAACAAAACTGTTCCACGCGCAGTGTTCCAACTTCTGCATTTTAGGTTCCGTATACTATTTGGTTTTCGCAAGAACACGGTACAAATGATATTTTTTTCTATAACTTTCTTTCTCTATCTATAACTAACTAAATAAATAAATAGATAGATAACAAGCACTTACGCCAAATGACTTTCCACGCCATTTCATAACTAACGACGCTAAATTGCGTTATCAATAAAACTTCGATTTTTAGAACAAACGGAACAAATAGAACAAAAGGGCGAAATAAAACCTAACTTTCGTTAGGAAAATCGTTCTCTATACTCTCGTTTTTCTACGCTACCCCTATGTCCCGTTCTCTATACTCTCGTTTTTCTACGCCCACGCATCGTCCTCTATACTCCCGAAATTCTACGCCGTTCTGCTTGACTTGACAGGATACTTTTGCTATACTTGTATTGTGGTGGTACGGCTCGTCCGCGCACCACGCGTGTAGACAAGGCAACCCCGAATTCCTAACAGGTGTTAGGAAAAACTAGGAGAACAAGGCATGGCTAACGGATACATCATCTATGAGGGTGCATCACTGCTTGACGGTGCGCCTATCGTGGTCATCGCGACAGGGTTTGAGTCACGCAGCACCAATCGCAAGACGGGTGCGATGATTCAGACCTATGTGTTAAGAAGCGATGTTGACCCGGTATCTGCTGTGCGTGATGGAACCGACGCATCTATATGCGGCGATTGCCCGCATCGTGGTACCACGACGACCATTGACGGCCAACCCAAGAACATCGGGCGCACCTGCTATGTCAATGTGGGACAGGGTGCCTTGGCTGTCTGGAAGGCCTACAAGCGTGGGGTATACCCACTCTGGGATGGGTACCTTACCGGCACGACGCTACCCTTTGTCCGACTTGGCACCTACGGCGACCCTGCCGCAGCCCCGGCTCATGTATGGGAGGCCATCACTCGCGATGCCTCTGGGCATACCGGATACACGCATCAGTGGCGAGACCCTCGTTTCGCCTACCTCAAGACCCTGTGCATGGCATCGGCGGACACGGCAGAGGATGCGGCTCAAGCCCAAGCGATGGGATGGCGCACCTTCCGAGTGTCACTTGACGCGGCTAAAGACCCAATGCTCAAGGGCGAATCACTTTGCCCGGCATCAGCCGAAGCAGGCAAGAAGTTGACCTGTGCGCAGTGCCTTGCCTGTGGAGGCGCGGATGGACGGCGTGGGTCGATTTATATCCCGGCTCACGGTGGCTTTGCCGTGATGACCAATGTGCGCCGCCGTGCGGCGTGAAATCTGACAACTGTTAGGAAAACTAGGAGGACAAGACATGAGCGAGAAGAAGCCGAAGATCAGCATGCTCGACGAGGTCAAGTTGAAGCAACCGCGAACAATACCCATCAGCCTGAGCATCGACGACTTGGGCGACTTGGGCGACTTGGGCGACTTGGGCGACGGGTTCTATGACGAGGTGGTGAAGGAGTTCAAGCATGTCATCGCCCGTATGGGGCATGACCCGGACAAGTTTTTCTACGACCAATGGCGCATAACTTGCGTAGCAGAGGAGGACGAGGCATGAAACTGTGGGGAGGAGGTGTGATGGTGATTCAAGTAGAGCAGCGCAATGTGTACGGCAACATCAAGTTCTACCCGGTGAACGACACGGCGGAACGGCTTGCCACGCTCATGAAGCAGAAGACATTTGATGCCCAGAACCTGCGTGATATCGCCGGTATTGGCTTGACTATCGAGGTGCAGCAACCTGCGCCCGCATGGGCTCCCTGAAAGGCTGAAGAAGGTTGAAGGAGGATTGACGATGCAAACTTTTCTACCAGACCCGGACTACAACGCATCCGCACGGTTACTGGACTATCGCAGGCTCGGCAAGCAGCGCGTGGAGACCAAGCAGATTTTGCTTGCCATGGGCAAGACGAGCGGTGGGTGGGTGAATCACCCGGCGACGAGGATGTGGCGTGGACACAAGATGGAGTTGGCCATCTACGGGCGTGCCATGTGCCGCGAGTGGCAGCGGCGTGGGTACAACGACTCGATGGAGCCATTCTTTGACCATGTGATAGACCTGTGTGAGAGTGTGGGCGTAGACCCGCGTCCACCTGCATGGTTGGGCGATGAGTCCGTGCATGCGTCGCACCGCAGCAACCTGCTGCGCAAAGACCCGGTGTTCTACGGGCAGTATGGGTGGACAGAGACGCCCGACCTGCCGTATGTGTGGCCAATCTAAAACCTAACAGGTGTTAGGAAAACTAGGAGGACGAAGCATGAGCGAGAAGAAGCGAGTGGTGGTCACCATCAGGCGTGGTATCCCCGAAGTCATCGAGGCACCGGACGGTGTCGATGTCGAAATCTGGGACTACGACACGGACGGGATGCACCCAGACGAGTTGGACGAAGATGACAGCGGTCGTGAATATTTCTTGAGGGAGGGTTGAACATGACCAAGACCATGCAACTGCCACCACGCACCAAGTTGTACGGGTGGGACTACAACACCGACAGGCAACTGCGTATGACAGGCAAGGAGTGGCATGCGTATGCCAAGCGTACCGAGTTCAAGACTGAGCGCGGCTCCGACTCTGCATGGGGCAGCAAGTGCGAGGTCTGGCTCGACGGGACTGACCAAAGAAAACAGGCGCGGAATGCACGAGATATAGACGATACTTCTTTACCTGATAGGTAAGTTATGGTATGATTGCATTTCGTTGGGGACTGTTTCGTTTTGTTGGTTGACTTTCATCTTCATCACTTTTCCTAACAGCGGTTAGGTTTTTCGGAGGTAGCAACATGGCTTATAAGAAATATGCCCGTGAGTGCAACAAGTGCGGCGCGGGTATGAACGAGGGGTATTACATCGAGTGCGGCGAGTACTACTGCTCCGATGTGTGCCTGTACAAGGAAATCACGCCGAAGGAGTGGGAAGAGTTGTACGCCGACGGCGAGGGCGACAGTTACTGGACGACATGGTACGAAGACCCGGACGAGTACATGGTGGACGACGACGACCCGGCTCCGAACAAAGTCAGCGTGGAGTTGGCGGATGCTGTGGACTCAACGGGCAAGGTCGACGAAAAGAAAGTCGCTAAGTTGTTGGCGGAGGAATTGCGCCGACGATGGTTCGTAGACCCCGACAAGTACGACTTCATCAACTGGACTATCACCTGCGACGTGCAGGTCAAAGAGGAGAACTGAACATGTCTATCATCACATTGGAAAAGCCGGACGCGCTGACGTCGCTGTCCACGGCTGCGATTCTGGTCGCGGTCGAGATTCACTCGCGGACCTTCACCAAGAAAGACCGCAAGATTGCGCAGGAGGTGTCGGAAGACCGGGGCGCACGGGCGGTGGCCGGGTCGTGGCAGCATGACCTGTTCGTGGGCGATGCGGACTTGACTGCTCTGCTCGACTACCGACCGGTCATCTACAACTGGATCAAGCGGCGCACCTACGACTGGGCAGGCTCGACCCGCATCCTGCCGATGGTGAACTACGCCAAGTTCATGGAGGAGTTCAAGGTACACGAGGGCAAGTTCTACGAACTGCGTGACAAGTTCCTCGCCCGCTACGAGGAGCGCGTCAATGCGATGGCGTTCGTGCGTGGACCGATGTTCGACCGTACGGACTACCCGTCTGTCGATGAGTTGCGCCATGTCTATTCGGTGCAGTTGCATATCAGCGATGTACCCGTCGGTGACTTCCGCGTGAAGATTGCGGAGGACGTGGCTGAGGACTTGCGCACGACATACCAGAAGCAGGTGAACCAAGACATCGAGCGCATCTTGCAGACGCAGACCGACCAGTTGGTCGAGGTACTTGACTCGCTGTCCCGTGGCTGCAGCACGCAGACGAAGACCGACAAGGATGGCAAGACCAAGGAGGTGCGCGGTCGCGTGTACGAGACCACCGTCGAGAAGGCGTTGGAGTTGTGCGCTGTGTTCCGCGAGTTCAACACCGCAGGGTGTACCAAGTTGGAGGATGCTCGCGCCCGGTTGCAGGCTACGCTTACCGACGTGAATGTTGACCAACTGCGTACCAATGAATCGCTGCGCGTGCGTGTGAAGAGCGATGTCGACGACATCCTTGCGAAATTTGGTGCGAAGGCTGACTGACTGGCGCAGACTGCGCAAAATTCCTGACAGGTGTTAGGAATTCTTGGATTGCTTCAACTCAACTAGAACCTAGGAGTAATGTCATGGCGAACATAGACCTCAACCCGACCGTGTCGTTGGCTGACCTGCGACACATCATCCCGGCTATCGGCGAGACCAACACGGTGCTTGTCGTGTCCACGCCCGGACAGGCCAAGACGAGCATGCTCAACACGTTCAAGGAGGACTTGGGCAAACGGTTCGCAGCCTACGTGTATCTCGACGCGGCCAACCTCGACGTGGGTGATATCTCCTCGCGCATCCCGGTGCATGCCGAGAAGAAGATGATGCAGTACGTGACCGACCTCGTGCCCTTCGACAAGGGGCCTGTCATGGTGATGATCGATGAGATTGGCAAGGCACCTCGCATCATGCAGCCGATGCTGACCCGGCTGCTGCTCGAACGGTACGTAGGTGATATGCCGCTGCCTGCAGGGTCTATCGTGTGGGCGACGAGCAACAACGCTAGCGATGGCGTGGGCGATATCTTCCCGGCACACACACTGAACCGTGTCACCGTCGTGACTCTGCGCAACGCCACCAACAAGGAGTGGGCTGTGTGGGCGAGCAACAACGGCGTGCATCCGATGCTGCGTACATGGGCAGTCCTCAACCCGCGAGCGTTCGCACACTATGCGCAGGGAGGGCAGGACGATAACGTGATGATATTCAACCCGCGTCGTCCGGCGCAGCCGTTCGTATCGTTGCGGTCGCTGACCAAGTGCAACAGCATAGTGTCTCAACGCAGCACGATTGGTGACACGGCGACGTACGCACTGCTGTCCGGCACGGTCGGACAGGCGGCGGCGAAGTCCATCATGACGCTGTTCGAGGTGAACAACGACGTCGTGGATTGTGCGGACATCTTCAAAGACCCTGATGGGTGCAAGATTCCCGAGAGTCCTGCGGCCATCTACATGATGCTGTTCAACGCGGTCGATGCCATCGAGACGCAGGCCGAGATGACGGCGTTCATGAAGTACATCAAGCGCATGAACTCGCGTGAGGTGACGGGCGTGCTGTACACGCAACTGACAGAGAACAAGCGTACGGCGAAGATTGCCAACAACAACGGCGAGATTAACGAGTGGCTGCAGGCCAACTACAAGGTCTTGGTCTAAGAGGTATCACCATGAACGCTGTTATGAACCCCGCTGTGGATATCTCCGCAGTGTCAGACGCACTCACCCGTGTACATATCCGGCTCATGTCGCACCCTGAGACCCGGCTGTATGCGAGTGTCATCCTGCTTGGCAAGAGCGAGGTGGTGGACACGCCCGACTGTCCGACGGCTTACACCGACGGCATCAACAAGAAGTACGGCGCGGCCTTCTGCTCGCAGTTGTCCCTCGCAGAGATGGGTGGGCTTGTGCTGCACGAGAACATCCACGTCATGCTCAAGCACCTGCCACGCCACCGTGACCTGATGAAAGAGGACGCGGAGTTGGCCAACATCGCCATGGACTACGTGACGAACCTGCTCATCGACGAGGTCAAGGACAAGACTATCGCTGTCCTGCCGGAGGGTGGACTGCTCGACCGACAGTACAGGGGATGGTCGGTGCGCGAGGTGTACGAGCACCTGCGCCGTGAGGAGCAGAAGCAGAAGAAAGACGGGCAGGGGCAGGCCGGGGCAGGCAAGCCGGGTGGTGGCAACGGTAGACCGCAGACGCTCGACAAGCATGACTTCAGCAAGTTGTCTGAGGCCACGCCGGAGGAGGTGAAGAAGATTGCCGATGCCGTGGACAGTTGTCTGCACCAAGCGGGCATCCTCGCCGGGCGCACTGGTGCGGAAGTACCCCATGCCATGCAGGAGGTCATGGCACCCGAGGTTGACTGGCTCAACGAGACCCGCGAGTTCGTGTCCGCGCATGCGTGGGGACGGGACGAGGCGACGTGGCGCAGGTACAACCGGCGGTATGTGGCTGACGATATCTTCCTGCCCTCCACGTACAGCGAGACCATCGATGAGTTGGTCATAGCGTGTGACCTGTCGGGGTCTGTGCATGGTGAGGTGGAACGAAAGTTGTTGAGCGAGGTCGCCAACGTCGCCATGATCTGCAAGCCGAAGCGGCTGCGCGTCCTGTGGTGGGATACCGAGGTTCGCAGTGAGCAGGTGTTCGAGGAGGACTACGCGCAGGTCGCAGGTCTGCTGCGCCCGGTGGGTGGCGGTGGTACGCGGGTGGGTTCGGTCAGCGACTACATGCGTGACAAGAACATCAAGGCCAACTGCCTCATCGTCCTGACTGACGGGTATGTCGAGCACGACGTGAAGTGGGAGGTCAACACGCCGACGCTGTGGCTCATCACGGCGAACAACTCCTTCGTGCCGCCGGGTGGTGGTGTCAAGGTTCGGGTCAATTCTTAACAGATTCCTAACACGTGTTAGGTTTTTCAAGAGGTAGCAACATGTCAGACGTGAAGAAGGCGCGGCTTCCGCGCAACAAGCCCATCGACTACACAATCATGCGGTACGCTCCGTTCTACGACGGCATGCTGACCGATGACGAGCGCAACAAGGTACGCAATGACAAGGAACTGTACGAGTGCGTGAAGACCGCGCACTACACTCGCGGCCTGTACGTTGGAGGCGTGAACCCGGAAGGCACCTACGTCTGCATGGTGACGGCAGAGGGGTTACCTGTGATGGGCATCCGCCGCCGCTCCGACCACTTTGAACTGTCCCATGGCTACTGGCCGGACGACAGGACACCGATAAGTTCAATCGACTCAAGGCCCAAGAAACTCTCGCAGGTTGTGTCGATCATCGCTCATGGCGTCCGTCGCCGTAGCGGGACCTCTGACCCGTGGGAGCATGAAGTACTTGCACATACGAGAGTGGCAGCGATGTTCAGCGACATGTGGCATGGACTGCGCCGTCGGTACAGCATCGAGAGGAACTGGGTGAATCTCAGCGCCGATGCCACGACATGGGCTGCGCTGTGTGCGACGGGCAGGGTATCGCAGGTCGACGTGCCGACGTCGGTGATGAACGAGATTGTCAATGGCGCTGCCAAGTACAACAAGCATGTCGAGGAAGTGGACAACGTCCTGTCGCAGTTGCGCGAGGGCCTTTGTCGCAAGAAGTGGGTAGTTGGTGCGCAGGTGTTCGACCGTTCTAACATAAGACATACATCGCTAATCGTCGGGCGGGCCGATATGACTCCGCTCTTCGACGCTGTGCGCGAAGCGACGCTGCGTGAAATGAACTTTAGTCACCGAGTCAATATCAACTTTGATATCCCGCTGCGTCTGTATCGGTCGTTCGATGCACTGCCGGAGGAGTTCAAGTCGAACATCGCTCCTCGCATGATTGCGCTCAATGTGCGTGAAGGCAGACCGCAGTCTGAGTGGGCGACATCGCTTTTCCCTCCAGTGGACGGCACCTTCTACCGGGACGAGATCGAGACGTTGACCATGGGCAGTAACCAAAGGATTAATTGGTACGTCGTCAATGCTTAAGCCATTGCTAGAAGTTGTCGGGCAGATACTGATCAACCCGTTTTCGCCTGATGACCGATGGCTCATGCCGTTGTCCGTGGACGAGTCCCGAGTCGGTACGCAATACACTGTGCATCTCATAAACAACTGTTGGTATCGATACAGCGACGAGTCACTGCCTGACTTCATCAAGGTCAAGTTGGGTCGGATCGGGGCCTACACCGGCCCCCGTCTGGCTGACTTGATGGCGAAGAACAATCGGTTCACCGACAGCATCTATGTATTTTCGGAGCAACACATGCCTGCTGAGTTTGAGATTGTGGGGTGGCGTCGAAACCACAATTTGTTTATCTTGTCCCTGTCTACCACAGAGTTGCACAGGGTGTTCGATGACGCCGGAATCCAAAGTAAAAGCAAAGGTAAAAAAGATACTGGCTGAGTTTGGCGCATACCAAGCGATGCCAGTGACCGGGGGCTACGGCAACAGCGGCGTGCCGGATTTTTTGGTTTGTCACAAGGGGAGGTTCTATGGTATAGAGTGCAAGGCAAACGGTGGAAAGCCCACCGCGCTTCAATTGAAGCATCTCGATGACATCCGCAAAGCAGGTGGCATCGCATTGTTGATTGATGAAACAAACGTAGAGACCCTACGCAAGGAGTTAGAGACATGACTATCAGTGCAAAGATTCGCCGTTTTCTGGCAAACGGCGCGAGTCCCGAGTACATCGCCAAGCAACTTGGCATCAGCAAGAACCGCGTCTACACGGTGCGTTGGAAGGACGCGAAGAAGACGGTCAAGCCTAAGAAAGTTAAGTCGGTTGAGAAGCAGGTGCATGACATCAAGGCGGAGGCGTGGAAGGAGCGCAATCCGTGGTTTGGCGTCAACGAGCAGAAGACCGCTGCGGCACTTGCCTATCACGATGAACTTTTGAATGACGGGATTGACCCGACGTCCGACGAGTATTGGGACAAGGTGGACGCGAAGTTTGGCTCGAAGCCTAAGAAGAGAGCGGTGCTGACCGACGATGAAATCATCGCGCTGTTTGACCGTCCCAAGACCGACCTCGTGAATCACCCCGAGCACTACAAGGCCGGTGGCATCGAGACCATTGACTTCATCGAGTCCAAGGACTTGAACTACCGTCTGGGCAATGTTGTTAAGTACATCAGCCGTGCGGGTAAGAAGGACTCCGATCCCGTGCAGGACTTGGAGAAGGCTGCGTGGTACCTCAAGCGCGAGATTGACGCAAGGAAGGACGCATGAAAACCAAGACCAAGACCAAGACCAAGACCAAGACCAAGACCAAGAAGCGCAGCACAAGGAAAGCAAAGTTCCCGCCTGTGACTTCTTCAGAGACCGTGATGGTTACGGCTTTCTTTATGAGTGCGGCGGTCTTTAGTAAGCGTATGGTTGAACCCGCCACAAAACTTTTTGATCAATTGTCCGATGCCGAAAAGGTTGCAGTAATGGCGATTGGAGACAAGATCATGGAGGCATTGAGAGAATGATCTGCGCTATCAAACGATGGTGGCTACAGCGCAAATTTAATGTCACACGGGAGTGGGGGCGAGTCCCCCCTCCCAACTGGCGCTGCGCAAGATCTGGGAGGGAATACTGGTGAACGATAAAACTATGGAGTTTTCAAAGGACCGGCTCAACAAACAGATACGGGACCTTGTGCGAGAGAACGGACACCTCAAAGATTCGCTCTTTCGTAAGGACTACGAGTTGAACCAACTGCGCCGTCAGATGGAAGACGCAGACAAGATGAGTAACTTCTTGAGCATCACGATGGGCATCATCCTCGTGGCGTTCATCGTCTTCGCGCTGTATGCAGTCAAATTGGCATCAGGAGCGTAGCCATGACCACGCAATATCAACCCGACATGTTCGATGATGAATGGGACAAGATGGCGCACACTCCAACAGAGTACCGCGCCGAGATTCGGCAACTGCGTGAGCGGTGCTACAAGTACGCCAAGGAGTTGGAAGGACTTCGTGCTGACTTGGAAGCCTTGAGTAGCGAGATGGAACGGATGGAGAGACAGCGATGACCGACAACATCACCCTGCCCCGCGAGGACATTATCCGATGGGCGCGGGAAGCGGAGGATTACGTTGATACCATCTACGCTAAAGGCGAGTATCACCCCGGATGGTTGGAAGTCTTTAATGTTCGCTTCGCCGCCCTCGTCGCAGAGGCCGAGCGGGAGGCGTGTGCGAAAGTGGCTGAATTAGTAGCGCGAGAAATAGACGACACTAACGGCACTGCGACCTACATTGCCAAAGCCATCCGTGCGAGGGGGAGCAAGTGAACGAGGATTTCATTGAGCGTGTGTGGGAAGAAGCAAAATTGCTTTTCCTTGAAGGAGGTGAAGAATTGATTCCTACGCTAATTGCACTTGCGTACTCTTACGGAATGGATGACGAGCGGGAGGCGTGTGCGTTAATTGCGGAGTCTTACGAACCAACGTGCGAGTCGTGCCCAAGTGGTGTGGCAAACGCCATCCGTGCGAGGGGGAGCGAATGACCGAAGAACCACTTGACCCGAACACGCTGTACGCTGACGGGTTTGAGGACGCGTTGATCGGTCTTGGGTGGCAACACACCAAACTGCTAGCCGTTTACGACTACAAAAAGTGCGTAGAGATACTGATGACACGCGAAGAGATGACGCACGAAGAGGCCATCGAGTGGATGGAGTACAACGTGGTCGGCTCATATGCCGGTGAGTACACGCCGATCTTTGTGATAGGGGAAGACAGTGGGCACTGAAGAAGACATCCTTGACTTGATCCGTGAGTTACCGGGTGAGATCAACAACTCCGGGACCACGACCGAGTTCAAGTTCTTGACCGTAGGCAGCGTGCTTTGGGCGTGCCATGACGAGATTGTTTATCTACGTAAACGAGTGAGGGAGTTGGAAAATGGCAAAGGCAGTAAGGCTCAAAGCAAAGTCCGTCGCTGACTGCGTTGATTACCCGATAGCCGATCCTGACCGGGAGAAGGCGTGGGATAAGCTAATTAAAAGCAGACAGGGTAAAAACCTGAGCAGACATGGGTTCCCGAAGGACGAACACGGATTCAGGTTCCCGCTTGGCGGGTGCTACCACGAACTGTGGTGCATCGCTTGGGAGTTTGCGTGGGATGCAGGGTACAGAAGTCGGATGGAAGTGGAGTCAAAGAGTGAAGCAAAAACGCGAAAGAAGATGTAATGAGTGTTGGCATTTGTTTGCCAGTCCTGAGTCCATAAGGCTGCATCGCCTGATAGGTGGTCGGTGCCGCACTGAAGAAGAGTTGAAGGCCGCAGGGTATACCCTGACTCCCAAGGGATGGCTGCACAGCATGAACAAACCGAAGGTGCAAGCATGAGTTTCTGGGTAGACACGCCGTATACACCGGCCTATGTCCGTGATGAATTCTTGTATGACAAGCAGAGTGGTCAGGGAGACTTCACTGAAGTGACCGTGTTTGGCTTTCGTGCAGAGCCTATGCGTGTACCCATGTTCCAACTTATGACTTCATCCGGCGCTCAATGGGCGCGTATTCCTATACATGCGCTGTGCAGCAAACCTTGCGATGCCATGGACTTGAAGATCGCGTGTTGGTGGGATTCGTTCAGCAGGTTTTGCGAAGTACGCGAGGTCCAGTTTTTGCGTAACCATCGTGTCAAAGCGATTGGGCGTGATGGCATACAGCGCCCCGGCGTGTACCTTTTTACAGCGTTCTGGGCTAACGGCGGTTGGTCAGAAGTCAGCGACCAAAGCAAGGACCATCACATCATCGCGCTAGACAGTGGGCACTGGATCGCATACCCAAACAACAGATTGCTGTGGACTGACCCGTCTTGGATAAGTAACGAAGTGCCGAAGGGATGGAAGTCGCCCTCGCAATCTTATTCTGTAGAGGCATTGCCATGAGTTTTATCACGCTCGATTTCGAGACGTATTACTCGAAGGAGTTCAGTTTGTCTCGACTGACGACTGAAGAATATATCCGCGACCCGCAGTTCGAGGTAATCGGCGTCGCGATGAAGGTCGACCAAGATCCCGCTGTGTGGTTCAGCGGCACTCACGCTGAGATCAAGGCGTGGCTTAATCAGGTCGATTGGGCGAACTCCGCACTGCTGTGCCACAACACTCAGTTCGATGGAGCGATATTGTCGTGGGTGTTCGACATCGTTCCGGCAATGTATTTCGATACGTTAGGTATGGCCCGTGCGATACACGGCGTGGATGCAGGCGGCTCGCTCGCCGCGTTGGTGGAGCGATATCAACTAGGACAAAAAGGCACCGAGGTACTCAATGCACTGGGCAAGAAGCGTTTGGACTTTAGTCCTGCGGACCTTGATAGGTACGCTAGTTATTGTATTAATGATGTTGGCCTTACCTATTCTCTTTTTAATAGGCTTTCTGAGAAGTTTCCTGATAACGAACTCAGACTGATCGACCTTACGCTACGCATGTATACCCAACCGGTCTTCAGGGTGAACGATGCGCTGCTGGTTGAGCGGTTACAGGAAGTGAAGAACGAGAAGTCCCTGCTGCTTGGTGCGCTGAAGGACAAACTCAACTGCGCCGACGAGGAAGAAGTCCGCAAGAAGTTGTCGAGCAACCCGCAGTTCGCCGAACTACTTAAAGACCTCGGCGTCCCCGCTCCGATGAAGATAAGCCCTACGACGGGTAAAGAAACATTTGCTTTGGCCAAGAACGACGAAGGCTTTATCGAGTTATCGGAACACGAGAACCCGCTCATTCAACAGTTATGCGCCGTAAGGCTCGGCACCAAGTCCACCATCGAGGAGTCGCGCATTGATCGTTTTATCGGTATTGGTAGCCGCAATCGTGGTCTCCTTCCTATACCGCTTAAGTACTACGGTGCTCACACGGGTCGTTGGGCCGGGTCTGACTCGGTTAATTTCCAGAACCTTCCAAGCCGCGACAAGAAAAAGAAGACGTTGAAGAACTCCATCTTGGCCCCGTCGGGACACGTCGTAATCAACTGCGACAGCAGCCAGATCGAGGCCCGTGTGTTGGCTTGGCTTGCCGGGCAGGACGAAGTCGTTTCGCAATTCGCGAACGGCGAAGACGTGTATTCGATCTTTGCAAGCAAGATCTATGGGCGCGACATCTCCAAGGCCGACCCGGTCGAGCGGTTCGTGGGCAAGACCTGCATCCTTGGACTGGGTTACGGCACCGGAGCAAAGAAGTTGCAGCACACGCTCAAGACCCAACCGCCCGGCGCTGACCTGAGCGAGGACGAGTGCAAGCGCATCGTCGATGTGTACCGGAGACAGAACGATAAGGTCACGCAGTTGTGGCGTGAGTGCGACTCTGCCTTGGACTGTTTAATTGCGTGGCCAGCTGGACGGCGCACGTTTTACTTGGGCGAACAAAAGGTTGTCATGGTGGACGCAGAGGGGCTGCGCCTGCCTAACGGGCTGTACATCCGTTATCCGAAACTCAAGGTCAGCGATGGTAAGTATAGTTACACTTCACGCCGTGGTCCGGTCGGTATCTGGGGCGGGGCCATGGTTGAGAACGTGGTGCAGGCGCTTGCCCGTATCATCGTCGGCGAGCAGATGTTGGTCCTCAACGAGCGTTACCGTCCGGTGCTGACCGTGCATGACGCAGCAGTGATGGTTGTGCCGAAGGACGAGAAAGACGAGGCGCTTGCGTACATTACAAAAGTCATGTCAACTCCTCCATCATGGTGCCCAGATCTTCCGGTCGCCTGCGAGGCTAAATTTGGGGACTCCTACGGAGATTGTTGAAATGATTCAGTGGTCCTACTCCAGTCTTAAAGACTACCTGACTTGCCCAAAGCAGTACTACGAGGTCAAGGTTGCGCGGAACTATGTCAAGCGCGAGACCGAGCAGATGCTGTACGGCAAGGAAGTGCATAAGGTTCTTGAAGACTACGTGCGAGACGGCAAGCCGCTAGCGAAGAACTACGAAAGGTTTAAGCCTGTACTGGACGTACTGCTCGACATACCGGGCGAACGATATCCCGAATACCAGATGGCGTTGAAGCCAGACCGTACGCCGTGCGACTTTGAAGACAGGGGTAGGTGGGTACGTGGTATCGCTGACTTGGTGATCATCGACGGTGATACCGCATACATCCTCGACTACAAGACAGGGAGCAACAGGTACCCGGACCCCAAGCAGTTGAAGTTGATGGCACTGATGATTTTTGCCCACTTCCCGGAGGTACAGCGTGCCAAGGCCGGGCTGCTCTTCATCATGCACAGCACGTTCCTGAACGAGGAGTACTGCCGTGCGGACAGCGAGAAGATGTGGGAAGTTTTCCTGCCTGACTTGGCCCGCTTGCAAATTTCTTTCGATAATGCTATATGGCCTACTAAGCCGAGCGGCTTGTGTGGATGGTGTCCAGTCAGTTCATGCAACTTTCATAAGGTGAGATGATATGAGAGAGGCCGAAAAAGAGTACTACAGAGTTACGCTCCCTTACGGTAAGTGGACGACCGAAGACGGCACCGAGGTGTTGTTCAACCGTAAGTACCAACCTATCTGGGTGAAGCACCCTGATGGAAAGGTCGATAGCGCAGTACGTGATTGGTGGGTTCCCAACATCGTCAAACAAGAGTGGTACTACGATGACAGTAATCGGCCATACGACGACCAACGTCTAAAGAGCACCCGCGACAGTCTGACCAGATGTTCAGCGGCCCTTAACGAATTTGGAGTTTGAATCATGCCCTACGTAAATAAAGCAAGACCCTACAAGAAAGAGTACAAGCAGCAGGTTGAGCGTGGCGAACACGACAACCGCATGGAGCGCCAACGCGCCCGACGTAGTTACGATGCCAAGGGCATCAGCCGCAAGGGTAAGGACGTCGCGCATGTCGTGGCGTTGTCCAAGGGTGGCAGTAACAAGGATGGTACTCGCCTGCAGGCACCGTCCAAGAATCGGTCGTTCCGTCGCAAGTCGAACGGGGCGATGAAGTGAATCCGCACAAGGCATGAGTGTGCAAGGATAGGAAGGACGTTCCTCCCGTTCTTCCCGCGTTTGTGACATAGCGCGTAACCATGTCTCCTAAGATCGGCCTTGCTACCTAGCGTTCTCAGGTTGAGTCTTAGGCGACTGGCCCCCGTAAGGGGCTTAATCAATAAGAGAAACATATGAACATCATCGACAACGTCGCGTTGAAGGTCACTTTACCGACGCAATTTGCAGACCAGATCCTCGGCTCAGTCGGCGAAAGCGAACTGATCAACGACCACGGCGTGCGTAAGGACATCGCCGTCTACTGGGGCTACGAAGAAGCCGCAGCCATGGCTGAAATCCTCGATAGCGGGCAGCCTAACCTGACGATACCAAGCGTCCCGTCGCCGATGCTACGTGACTACGAGTGGCCGGGACTGCGAAAGCCGTTTCAGCATCAGAAGGAGACCGCGTCCTTTCTGTCACTACGCCGCCGGGCGTTCTGCTTCAACGAAGCAGGCACGGGCAAGACCTCTGCTGCCATCTGGGCTGCGGACTACCTGATACAGATCGGGCTCGTCAAACGAGTCCTCGTCATATGTCCGTTGTCCATCATGTACTCAGCGTGGCAGGCAGACCTGTTCGCTACGGCCATGCACAGAACGTGCGGTATCGCACATGGCGACGCACATAAGCGCAAGAAGATTCTGGCTGAGAACTATGACTTCACCATCATTAACTACGATGGCACGCATGTCGTGTTCAATGAGTTGCAGGCGGCCAACTTTGATCTGATTATCGTTGATGAAGCCAATGCATATAAGACGGCGACCACACGTCGATGGAAGACGCTGGCCAAGTTGGTAGCGGCTAATACGCGGCTCTGGATGATGACGGGTACGCCTGCCTCGCAGTCGCCTATCGATGCGTTCGGTCTCGCACGGCTCATCTCGCCCAACCGCCTGCCGAAGTACGTGACTGCATGGCGTGACCGCGTGATGAAACAGATCACCAGATTCAAGTGGATCCCGAAGGACACTTCCAAAGACGACGTGTTCTATGCGCTACAACCGGCCATCCGGTTCATAAAGCGTGAGTGTCTGGACCTGCCAGACATTGTATATCAGACACGCGATGTACCACTTACGCCACAGGTGGAGAAGTACTACAAAATCCTTAAGGCTCAAATGCTTATCGAGGCTGGCGGTGAGCAGATAAGCGCAGTTAACGCAGCGGCATCGCTTAATAAACTATTACAGATCAGCGGCGGCGCGGTCTATACGGACCAGAACCAAGTCGTTGACTTCGACATCAAGCCGCGTCTGAACGCGATGCAGGAAGTACTTGACGAGACCTCGAACAAAGTTGTAGTTTTCGTACCGTTCCTGCACACGATTGAGTTGGTGAAGAACTACTTGATCCAGAGCGGGTACACGACGGAAGTGATCAACGGTTCGGTAGCAGCAAGAGAACGCTCCGAAATCATCAATCGCTTCCAAACCCAGACTGATCCGAGAATTTTGGTGATTCAACCTCAGTCGGCATCGCACGGCATCACTTTGACCGCTGCTGATACGATTGTGTTTTGGTCACCTGTGATGAGCGTCGAGACTTACTTGCAGTGCGTTGCGCGTATCGACCGACACGGTCAGAAGAACACGATGTCTGTCGTGCATCTTCAGAGCACCGAGGTCGAGCGCAAGATGTACAAGATGCTGCAGGGCAAGATAGACTCGCATCAAAAGTTGGTAGACCTGTATAAACAAGAGATGGAAGGTAGCACCATATGAGTAATCTCAATGCAGAAGAACTTGTCAGCGCGTACATGTCAGTACGTTCTGAACGAGAAAAGCTTCTTCGTCAATACGAAGATGCAGACAAGGCGCTTAAGTTAGACCTCGCTCAGATCGAAGCCGCGATTCTTGAAGTGTGCAACACGATCAACGCTGACAGTATCAAGACCAAATACGGTACTGCCATGCGTAAGTTGAATGAGCGATTTAGTTGCAACGACTGGGAGAACTTCTACAAGTTCATTCTGGACAACGAGGCAACGCATCTGCTTGAGCGCCGTATCCATCAAGGGAACATCAAGAATTTCCTTGCAGAGCATGAAGGAGATGGCCTGCCACCGGGCGTCAATGTCATGCGTGAGTTCAACATCGTAGTCCGTAAATCTAGTGAGGCTTAAGTCATGTCTAATGATCTGCTTACAATTCTCCAGTCCAACCCCGGTCTTGTCGGTTCTGCCGTAGACGATGATACCCGCGCCGTTGCCGGTGGCGGGGGCAATCAGAGCAAGCGCATCTCGATTGAAGGCGGCGTGTTCCGCAAGGTCGTGGGCGGTAAGGAAGTGGCGAAGATCGTCGACCGTCATATGGAGATCGTGTTCGTCAAGATGTCGCATACGCCTAACCGTCAGTACTACTCCGAGGCGTACACCAAGGGGCAGAAGATCTCGCCCGCCTGTTGGTCGAGTGACTCGAAGGTTCCTGATGCCGAGGTCAAGAACCCGATCTCGTCGTCGTGCGAGAAGTGCCCGATGTCCGTCAAGGGCTCAGGTCAGGGCGGCAAGGGTTCTGCTTGCCGCATCTCGTGGCGTACTGCAGTTGTCCTGCCGGGCGATCCGAACGGCGATATCATGCAGTTGGTTATCCCCGGAGCCTCGTGCTTTGGTGAACCCAAGGGCAAGACGTGGCCGTTCCGTCCCTACATTCAGTACTTGGCGAACAACAACGTCAGTGCGGGCCGTCTCATCACCAAGATGGAGTTCGATACGGATTCGTCTGCGCCGAAGTTGCTCTTCTCGCCTGCCGGTGCAGTCAAGGAAGAAGACTTGGCTGCGATCCAGTTGCAGGGTAAGTCCCCCGCTGCTGAACGTGCGGTCAAGTTGACGGTGTATCAGAACGAGTCGCAGGATGAGGTTGCTGAGGCTGCTCCGACAGTCACTGAGCCGAAACTGCGTGAGGCACCGAAGAAGGCGGACGCTACTGCTCCCACTGCCGACGTCGCCGACGTGGTCAAGAAGTGGTCTAAAAAGTAACAGACCACCATGCCACGTTCATATAGCGAAAGGTTCCTGCTGGATTTGTACAACGCAAATCAGTCGCAGTCGCTTGGTGTTACGCTCGCTAAACTTTGCGTGGAGGCCAACATCCCGGCCACTTACATAGCTGTCGCGTTGGAGGTGAGTCCGACGATGGTCTATAAGTGGTTCCGGGGTGCGGGCATCCGCAAGAAGAAGCAAAAGGTCGTTGAGGTATTCATGGACTTCTTGAAGAAAGACATGGAGACCGGCGTCCTGCCTGCCAAGACTTCGGTTGATGCACGGATCTACATCCAGAATCTGGTAGGAGTAAAGATTTGATTTGATGGGTTGCTAATCCTCATTTTGGCGGGGTGGCCTTTGCCCCGCCTTTTTTGTCTGGACGGTCATGAGAAAACAATTTTACGAGAAAGCATTACCGTCGCAGGGTGTCTATTGTGCAGCTGAGATCAAGCCAAACGCAGGCGTGATCCATCAGTTCTTCGACACTCGCGATGAATTGGTAGCGTATCTTGACGACGTAAGTGACGAACCGATCAACGTGTTCGTCGCGCTCAGTACTTTCAAGAGTTGGACACGTAGGGCCGACAACGTAGCCTACACGCGCAGTTTCTTCGTCGATCTCGATGTAGATCCCGAGGACGACAAGAAGTACTCGTCGAAAGACGAGGCGATGGCTGCGCTGCAGGACTTCGTGACTTCCGTGCAGTTGCCTCCCCCGGTCGTGGTCGATTCGGGCGGTGGGGTACACGCCTATTGGCTGTTCCAACAGGACATCCCGTTGGATGAATGGAAGCCCTACGCTGAGAAGTTCAAGACGTTCTGCCGCGAACACATCAAGATAGACCCGGTAGTCACGGCAGATGCAGCACGCATCATGCGTTCGCCGGACACGTTGAACTGCAAGTTTGACCCGCCTGTTCGCACACAGGTGGTCGACGGACCGATGTATGAGTATGACTTCGAAGCGTTCAAGGACTTCTTAGGCCCACTCGACGTATCAGAAAATGATCCACTGGCTAACGTTAAGCGTGGCCTAGACGATGATACTTTGAAGATCGCCAAGCTTGACAACTTTGAGAAGGTCTTTCAGATCATCGCCGAGAAAAGTTTGAGTGATGAAGGGTGCGCACAGATCAAACATGTTTTGGTCAACTCTGCGACCTTGTCTGAACCACTGTGGCATTCGGGGCTTTCGATTGCGCGGCACTGCTCTGACTGGGAGACCGCAATCCACCTGATGTCGGAGGATTACTCCGGCTATAGCCCTGAACAAACCATAAGGAAGGCGAATGAAACATTTGGCAAGCCGCATAGTTGCGATACTTTCGCAGACCGAAACCCCGGAGGATGCGACGGTTGCCCCTTCCGAGGCAAAATCACCAACCCACTCAACATTGGACGCAGGCTCATCGAAGCCCCCGCTCCCGAGGAAGTTAGTGAGGAGGACGCAGTTCGGCAGAACGAGGATCCCGAAGCGGTTCCAATATTTCCTGCGTTCCTCAAGCCATACGTCCGAGGAGTGAACGGCGGGGTGTACTTCCTGCCTACGCCCAAGCGCGACGAGGAAGGCAAGGTAATCCAAGAAGACCCGATATGCCTGAGCCTGAACGATCTGTACCCGGTCAAGCGCATCTATCACAAGTCTATGGGCGAGACGTTGGTGGTGCGGTATGTGCTCCCCAAGGACCCGCTACGTGAGTTCTTGCTACCGCTCCGTGCGGTTGCGACACGCGAAGAGATGCTGAAGATCCTCAGCGATGCAGGACTGCTCGTGCTGAAAGATGCCGTGGCCAAGATGCAGGACTACTGGTCGAAGTGGGCTATGTACTTACAGAACAAGGACGGAGCAGAACAGATGCGCATGCAGATGGGATGGACAGAGAACATGGACTCGTTCGTTATCGGCACGCAGGAACTCACAAGCGACGGAGAAATACGCAAGGCGGCTGCGAGCCCTATGGTCCGAAACGTTTCGAAACTCCTTGTTCCTTCGGGTGACTACGGCAAGTGGAAGACCTCAGCCAACTTCCTCAACACGCCCGGCTTCGAATTGCATGCGTTCGGCATGATGTGCGGGTTCGGCTCGCCGTTCATGTGCTTGACGCCAACGAGCGGTGTCTGCGTATCGTTTACGAGCAACGGTTCTAGCCATGGCAAGACCTCAGCGATGTATGCCGGGCTCTCTGTGTGGGGGCACCCGAAAGAACTGTCCGTCTTGGAAGGCAACTCTACGGACAATGCGTACATCGGACGTTACCTGAACCTGAAGAACATCCTGTACGGCATCGACGAGGCCGGGTCCATCGAAGGCGAGGACCTGTCGAGGCTCATCCACCGGGTCTCGCAAGGTAAGGCCAAGATGCGCATGCAGTCATCACAGAACTCCGAGCGCGAACTGGAGGAGACCGCGTCGCTTATCGCCATCTTCACCAATAACACTCCGCTGTACGACAAGCTTACCCAGTTCAAGGGTAGCCCGGACGGCGAAGTTGCCCGCTTGGTGGAGTTCGTGCTGCAGAAGCCTGCCGCCCTGACAACTGAAGTCGGTATCGCTATGTTCAATCCGTTCCGTATGAACTACGGGTGGGCAGGGATCGACCTGATCAAGCACTACTTCAAGGTCGGCGACGAGTACACGAAGTCCCTGCTGCAGAAGTGGGCCCTGCGGTTCCGTAAAGACTTCGGTGACAACAGCGTCTACCGGTTCTGGGAGAGCCTTATCTCGACCTCGTTCGGCGGCGCTGAACTAGCAATTGAGGCAGGCATTGTCGATCTTGACCTTGAGAGGATATACCTTAAAGTTATTGGAGACATGCTGGCTATACGCGACGGCACGAAGAGGTCTTCGCCTGAAGAATACAAATCCCTGATCGGCGAGTTCTGCGACAAGCATGGCCACAACTTCCTGATCCTGAACGACGGCAAGGTCGCCTCCGAGCCACGCTTTGAGTTGATGGGCAGGACTGAGGTTGACGATGGGATGCGGTACATCCCGAAGAGCATCTTCAAGAAGTTCCTTGGCGAGAAGCAGATCTCGTTCCGTGAGTTTGAGATGGCCATGCGGGCACAGGGCATCCTGACCTTCGAGAACAAGAAGCGACTTGGCACCGGGTGGAAGCCCGGTAGAGGTGCGCCGGGCGTTGATGTCTATGGTTTCAAAACAGATCCAAAAGAACTGTTAAATGACGGACAGGATTGAAGAACCAGAGTGGATCCTGCCGTTCGAGGGCATGAGCGTGGGCGATAGTTTCTTTATCCCGACGCTACGTCCTGCCAATCTGCATTACGTCATCGACAGCAGGTCCAAGGTAGCCAAGGTAAAGGTCAAGTCCTACACTGTCATGCACGATGGCTACTTGGGCGTCAGGGTGTGGCGGGTCGGTTAGTACCCGCCGTACTCATCCATCAACTTCTGACGTAGACGGGGTGACAGAGACACGCCCTCGACAGACTCGCGCTCACGACGACGACGCTCACGGTACGAGGAAGCGATGCCATTGCCGTCGATCTTGAGGGTCGGGTGCTTCTGGTTGAACTCCATGATCTCCTGCATGACTTCCTGAACGCCGTCGAAGTCTCCGTTGACGCGGGCCATGTCAAGTTTGTCGTAGAGGGAAGCACGACGGGCAAGGATCTTCTTCTCTGCCGTCTTCATGGCACCCGTGCGGGCGCGAGACTCAGCAAGCTCCGCCGGGTTAAACCCAAGCAACTGCATGAAGACGTTGTACTTGCCGATGTCCTCAACGATAAGCACGCCATCCTTGGTGCGGGCATCTTCGGTGCCGAGACGCAGCGACTTCAAGCCGTTACGGATGAAGAGCGGAGTCATCGCTTCAAGCCCCCGACCGTAATAGCCTTTCAAGAACTGCTCAGCGCCACGACCGATGCCTTGGAAAGCCGAGTAAGCCGGGCCCGCCACGCGCTCAACCGCATACAGGAACGGCCCGATCTCAGCCAGACGTTGCGGGTCATCTTTCCAGAGTAGACCGTTGAAACCTGTGCGCGAAGCTACGTCCACGCTGAATAACTGATTGACCGGGCCCTTGTAGCCGAGGTCGCCGATCAGCTTGCGGATCTCTGCGTCGAAGTCAAACGGTTCATCTTCCTCGCCCATCTGCGTAAGCGACGCAAGCAACGCGCCCGCGCCGTACAGCGGCATACCCTGCACACCGGCAAAGAGGTACGACATACCGGCGATGCCAATCAATTGTTTCCGAGCCATGGCCCGGACCTGCGGATCTTCACCACGGAAGGTATTGTTAAAGAGCTTGGCCAGCAGGTAGATCTGGGACTGCGCGAACCGCTTGAAGGTGAAGATCACCTTACCGATGTCGTTCTGGAAGAAGCGCGGTCCGGTCTCAGCAAGCGAAGCGCCATGCGCGTCGTTGACCAACTGGATGGCTTCGTCAATCGCCTGTTCGTGACTCTTCTTGTCTTTACGTGCCAAGTCGTAGGCAGCGAGCAAAGTGATCTCGCGGTTCATACGCTCAGAGTTCTGGAAGAAGTAGCCGAGACCATGCTCGACACGGGCACGCAGCCCGACGAAGTCTTCCGTGCGGACCTTGCGGGCCTCAGCGATCTCGTACCCCGTTGAGCGACGGATGGCACCCTGATTCACTGCACGGTCGTACAGATCCTTGTACTCAGGCGAGACGTTCTTGCCCTTGCCGAAAGTCCAGTCGCGCAGGAACTCGTTGTTATCGTCCCAACCGCCTTGGAAGTACTTGTTCTTGGCGGCGTTCATCGCCGAGAGCGCACGGCCCATACCGTACTTACCGCCAAGCAGCGGATAGACCACCATCGGCATCTGGGTCAGGTTGATGGCGGCAGAGGACACGTTACCCGCGATGTAGAACAGATAGCTAAAGTAGCTAAGCTGAGACGCCCAGTTGGCGTTCTTCGGGTCACGCATGAAGTCCACTTGACCCTGCAGGTTTGCCTGCACGTCGAGCAGATCCTTCGATGCCTTCTCGCCTACCTCGCCCCGGATGTTCTCCATCGTCTTTTCGATTTCGAGCGCATACTGCATGTTGGTAAGCTGGTTCGACATGCGCGATGCCATGTTGGCGTAGACCTGAAGGATGTCAGGTTCGAAACCAAGCACCTTCTGACGCGGACGGAAGTTCTGCCGAATCGACTCAGACGGCAGGTAGTTCAAGAACAATTCGTAGATTGAGTTGATGGTCTTGTCGTCGATGCCCTGATTACTCAGGGTCTTGACCACATCGCCCACGAATCCTGACGGTGGCATCTGCCTCCAGTCCGGCTGCATCATGCGCGAATAGATTTGGATCGAACGCGGATCAATCGTGTTGTTCCGCGCCCACTGGGCGAGCTTCTTCTGCTCGTTCTCAGTTTCAACCGCGATAGTCACGGTCTCGTTGTTCTTATCTTGGTACGTGACCCAGTATTCGCCCTGCCGGAAGAGCGGCAGGTAGACCTTGAGACGCTTGCTCTCGTACGCAGCCCGCAGCTTGCTCATCTCGCTAGCCGTCAGGTTCTGCGCAAGCAGGTTCAGGAACTCGTCTGACTTGGCCTTGTAGTCGTTGAGGAGTTCGAAATACACCTTCTGAAGAGGCTCAGGCATGGCTTCGAACCGCCGGGTCAACGGATGGTTCGCGTCGTACTCCGGGTCTGTCTTGTCGAACACGACCTGAAGCCGTGTGGACTCGTTGGCGATATCGAAGAACTTGGGAAGAAGCTTCTTGTGCTTTGGGTTCTGGGCGATCTTGTACCACTTAAGAAGATTACTATCCATCTGCTCGCGGCGCTGCATGAGCTTAGCGGCACGGGCGTTCATGGTCTTCTCAAGCGACGAGATCGACGGGATGTACTTGCCGTACACCTCAGCCAACTGGTTCATCGTCATGAAGCCAAGCACACCCTTGCGCAACCCCGGCGCTACGCGAGACAGAGCGTTGGCTACACGGTCACCAAGCTTCTCATCGAAGCGCGGGAAGTTATTGGCAATGGTGCCGGGCTCGTTGACCAAGTCAGCCTGTTCGACGCGTATCTCTTGTACAGAAGCATCTCTTCGGCGAGTGCGCTTAGAAAAAGCGTTGATGTAATAATCAATATTAGCCTGCACTTCGCGTACGTCAGCATCGAGCAGTCTGTCAGCGGTACGGAGAATTTCAGACAACGCAGACTCGGCCCCCGCAGGCAAGCCAAGCACGTCACGAATCTTCTCTACGAACTTGGTCCACAGAGACTTGTTCCCTTCGTACGGGATCGTCTCAAGCCATTGCTGCATGTCGCGGTCAGTCAAGCCCCAAGTAAGTACTTCATCTTCGTTCTGAACAGCATTGTTGTATTTATTAACGATGGCGGTTTGGAATTTGTTAAGAGGGCGTCCAGTTGCCTTAGCTTCTTTTAGCTTATCAACTTCTTTCTTTATGACTTTGAATACGTCTGAAAGCGCTTTGGCATCTTTATAGAGTTTACTATTGCGAGGAGCCTCCTTGCCCACGTTAATTGCGCTGGTTGTAGCTGCGTGAACAAGCTCATGCAGCACAGTTCTATAACTAGCTCCAGAAGTTCCTTTAAATGCAGAAGACTTCACGCGTACAGAGTTAGTGATCTTTCCAGTTATCCGGTTGACCGAAAATATGTTTGATCCGCGTGCAGAGGCTCGCTCATTACCTGAATCCACTAATTCAAAATTAAAACTTGACACGCCGCTGTCTTCCATTCGGCGAAGTTGATCGCCAACGCGACGAGCGATGGCCCGCATGGCCGGGTGCGGTGCAGTGTCCATGATGAACTTGGCGACTTCATGAATGTTTTTACCACGCACGCCTTGTTCGATGATGCGGGCTTCTCGCGGCAATGGATCGCCAACTTCATCACGTTCTTGCGGAATCGGGCCTGCACCGACAGGGGGCAGGCGGTCTAGTGGAGGCTGCTCTGTTCCCTTTCTTGCAGGAGCAGGACTAGTAGGCCCGACAGGAGTACCCACTGCTGGACCGCGAGGTCCTGTAACACTGGGCTTGACGGGGGCTCCGCGTTGTACAGGCACCCCAGCGCCTGCTCCAACTGCTCCAATGTCAGGCGGTGTAGAAGGTTCTGCAGTTCTTCCGGTGGTTGGAGGTTCACTTGGTTTAGCTCCCTCCGGCTTAGCCGGTTCAGGCTTCTTGATGACCTTGCGTAATCCGTCAGCGCCCGGCGCAGAGACGATGCCCTGCTGCTCAAGGATGCCGATGAGCTTCTTAGCCCGTGCCCAGCCGATGCCAAGGTTGCGCTGCAGTGTGGAGATACCGGCGCGGTTCAGGGTCTGGACGACCTCGACGGCCTTGGGCAAGAGCGGGTCGATCTTGGGCTGCTTGACAGACGGGGTGAACAGCGGGGTTTTGGGCTCAGGCGGAGTCTCTACCGGGGGGACAGGAGCGACCGCCGCAGGGGCGGGAGGAGTGGGCGCAGGTTCTGCCGGAGGTTCAAACGGCAAGCCAAGTTGAGTCGGTTCCGGGGCGGGCGCAGGTGCTGCCGGGACCGCCGGAGGCGTCGGGGTCTCGAACGGCAGGTCAAGCTGGGTCGGTTCCGGGGCGGGCGCAGGTGCTGCCGGGACCGCCGGAGGCGTCGGGGTCTCGAACGGCAGGTCAAGCTGGGTCGGTTCCGGGGCGGCAGGGGTAGCGGCTGCCGGGGCTGTAGGTGGGACTTTGGGTACAGGTGCCGGACGTGCTGCGGCCATACCACCTTCGAGTGGCAACTCACCCTGTACCGGAACACCGGACTCAACCGGAGGCGCAGGCGGGGACTGGGGAAGTTCAGCAGCTTGGGCTGCTTCCTCGCGGGCGTCCAATTCTCCACGTGCCCCAGCCCGCTCCACAACGCGACCAACGCCACCGATAGGCCCAAGCAGACCAGCCTGATAGGCGACTTCGCCGTACTCTTTCAGCGCGTCAGGTGTGGTTAGATCAAGGCCTGCCTGCCACCGCTCCAGCATCTGCTGCGCGATTTCGGTGGGGACCTCAGCAACAATACCGGTCGCCGTACCCTTAGCTAGTGTCTTGGCCAGTCCTTCGGACGCGAGATTCTCAAGATCGTCCGCAGCTCCAGCCTTGAACAATTTCTCGCCGGTCTCGCCGAGGATGATGCGAAGGCCCTGCTTACCAAACGGGATTGCCTGTGCGGCAGTTTCAAGCGCACCACCAGCAACGCCTGCAGCCCCGGCCTTGGCCAGATCAATATCAGTAGCGCCTTCGGCGGCCTGACGTTCAACGCCCGTGCCGAACTGCTGCAATACAGACGGCGCAACCGCGCCCAATCCTGCACCTACGGCAGTACCCACTGGGCCGAATGCAGACCCAGCCATCGCACCAAGTCGCGCACTCGCTGCAGTCGATGCCAAGTTAGGCAATTGAGCAGCAACGGCTTCTGGGATATCGCTGACAGCCTGACCAGCGGCAGAGAGCAGGCCCTGCTCTTCATAGATCCGCTTGATCCGATCTAGGCTAGGACCTTCTTCGTACCGCTTGGCGATATCTTCGCCACGCTCAAGGCCACGCTTGGCGGCTTCTTCCTCATCGCCGAACATCGACTCAAGCGCAGTACGGCCCGAAGAGATAAGGCTTTCCGCGCCACGCTTAGCCGCAGCGATAACGCCTTCTTCTTTAGTCGGCTCGTAGTCCTCAAGCAGATCAAGCGGCTTGAGAAGTTCGTCAACGTCATAGCCCTTAGCCTTGAGTTTGCTAAGGATCTGATCTTTGGTAGTGCCTTTCGGGACCCCACGGATGATCATGCCATTAGGCAGGCGTACGTCCATCTCAGCCTCCGATTAGGTACCGAAGAGGTCGTTCCAGTCTACCACGCTACTAGTGGCCCCAGCATCCCCTCCACCCATTGCCGACTCAATCGGAGCAAGGTAACTGTCGCGGTAGCTCCGCACGGCTTTCTCAGCCTTTTTGATAGCTGCCTCGTCGCCTTCTTTCTGCGCCTTCTGAAGGGCGGACTGCAGCATGGTGTAATTCGTGTCGTCGCCAAGGTCCCTAAGCGCTTCCTGCTTTGCCGTAGCCAACCTTACTCGTGCGGCATTAGCGTCTTTAGCCCCTTGCGCCTCAAGCACAGCCTGCTGCATAGCAAGAGTGGCTCGACTACGACGCTCCTCGTTGGCCAGCTGAGCATAACGGAACTGCATCAACTCTCTATGCTGCATAGCATCCCTGAGCTGCTTCTCTGCGTCTGACCGCATCGACATCGCTTCCTTGATACGGCCTGCAGCCTGCGTCTCGTCAGCCTGAGCAAGACGGAACTGCGCCTCGCGCATGCTGCGGTTGTTGGCCTGCTGGTCCTTGCGTATGGTCATCATCTGCGAAGCAAATTCCTGACCGCCCTCACCAATTCCAACAGCTGCAAAAGGAGACGTGGAGGCCATCATGCGGAAGCCCGCCTTGGCAAGGGCGAGGCTAGTATCAACCCTACCCTGCTCTTTGAGGCTGTCCCGCTCTTCTTGAAGGTACTTGCGGTACTCATCCGTAGCCTTGCCGATGCCACGCTTGGTATACAGGTCAACGAGTTCCTGCTCATAACCCTCGATAGACTTGACCTTGGGCGTCTCGTCTTTTCCAGCAGTAGGCGTGACAGAACGTGCGCCGGGGATAGCAGTTGAACGCTGCTCTTTACGTACAGGCGGGGCTTCCGGCTCGCCACGCAAGGCCTCCATGAAATTAAGGGCTTGACGCTCAGTCTTTCCTGTCTGCGAGAACGGATTAGTATCTGTGGGCAGCGTCGAAACAGGAGAAGTCTGGGCCGCAGCGGGAGCAGCGGGTGCGGCAGGGGTTGTTGAAGGAACAGCGGTTTGGGTTGCAGTAGGAACACGGTCTCCAAATGCTTGGCGAGGGTCAACGTTGTTTTGCGCAAGCAACCGCAAAGCTTCTTGAGTCTTGCCCTGACTTGCAAGAGTCTGTGCCTCGCGTATGACAGATACTCCCGATCTACGGGGAGCAAATGAGCTAAAAGCTTTGGCAAGTGGTCCACCAAACACTTCAAAATTTGGGTCTGCAGGGGGCAGGCCACCTTCTGAAAACGCTACGATGCCGCCACCGGCCATCCGCTGAGGCGGCTGGGTGATGCCACCTTGGAACTGAGCGTTACCCATGGCAGGATTCGGCAATTGAGCGATGCCCTGATCCGGAAGCATATCCATCCCCTGCTTCTGCGCTTCCTGCATCGCAGCATTACTTACGTCTTGCACGACAGTAGTAGTCGGAGCCGGGCCGCTAGCCGCACCGTTCTTAGCCTGCTCAAGCTTCTCAAGGACAAGCATCGCCCCGGCAAGGTTGGGGTCAAGCCTCTTGCCCTGTTCAGACTGCAGGAACTGAAGCAGGTCGGGCTGGTTCAGGTTCTCCTTGATAAACTTCTTGTACGCAGCAACCTTCGGGTCAAGCGCCGCCAGACCTACCGGATCGAACATAGATTTATCGTACGCCATGAGTGTTCTCCGTTAGCCGCCGGGACGCATCGCGCCGTAAATACCAGCGAGCCCAAGCCCCGCACCGCCAATCTGACTTAACGCGCTTGGCGCTTGCTGATACATCGATTGGATACCGCCCGCCGTCGGCGTACCACGGATGAGATCGGACATGAAGCCAAGCTGCGTGTATGGGTACCGCTGACGGTTGAGGTAGTCCTGATACGCCGTCTGCAGACGCTGCTGTTCAAGTTGCTGCAACTGGGCACCCGCCCCCAACTGGGCCTGATTGATCGCCTGCTGCTGACCGAACTGCTGCTGACCAAGCTGACCAAGCATGCCCGCAGCGGCCAACTGTTGCTGAAGGCCCTGCATACCAAGCCCAGCACCGAACTGCCGGGACTGCTCCGTTGCCTGCTGCGCGGCCTGATTCTGACCAAGCGCCTGCTGCTGAGCCTGCAACTGCGCGGCCTGATTAAGCTGCTGCGACTGTAGCCCCGTCTGCGCACCCAACTGCTGGGTCCCGAGCAACGCCTGAAGATTGGCCTGCCCAGCCGTGAGCCCGGCCTGCTGATTAGCCATTGCCGCTTGCATCTGAGCCGCACGATCCGCACCAAACTGCTGCGCCGCCTGCTGAAACGCCTGCTGACTTCCCGTCGCTTGGATGCCTTGCAACTGGCCCTGAAGATTGCGCTGGGCCTCAGCCTGAAGCAACGCCTCGCGGGTGCCCCCACGAGCTCCGGAACGGATGCCCTGCGCCTGAAGCCCCGGCATCTGACGAGCATAGTCCTGCACCGCCGCACGCTTCTGCTGCTCAACCACGCCGCTCATATAGGGCGACATGTACTCGTTCATTGCCTGCGTGCCAAACCGGTCAGCACCAACCTGCTGAGGACCTGCCATCTGGAACTGCTGCAACGACGGAGCCTGTGTACCCATGTACGACACGCCAATCGGTTGATACTGCATCGGTTGATAGGACGCACCCATCTGCCCTGCCTGCTGACCAACGAGCCCTGCCAAACCAGAAGCTTGCTGCACTTGGGGCGCGGCCTGCTGCTGCTGGGTCTGTTGCAGCGCCTGCATCTGAAGCGGATTAAGCCCCGCGACCTGCTGCCCAGTGTAGGCTTCGTATGGCTGTTTATAGACAAGATCTTCCGCAGTACCAAGAGCCTTCTTGGCATAGGGCATCAACTCAGGCGGTATCGTGACCTGAGTGACTGTCTGTTGAGTAGGTGCTGAACTACCGCCGCCGCTGCTCATGATTTTACCTCGTCAAAATGCTTTTCATACACGACCGTTTTCACGGTGTATCCGCGTTTCTTAACGTGCGGTTCCCAACCGGGGCGACCGTAGAATTCAATACCAGAACAACCCATGTCTCGTGCAAATTTATCTGCAGTCGTGTGCATGATGTTGTCAACGTACTTCATGTGATTAGGATCCATTGCGCAGTACTGGATGACAAACATTTTGGTCTTAGGGTACTGCTTGATCTCTGTCATGACGTAGCCGTGGATTGCATCACCATTTTCTGGGTCATACACCACCCACAACTGCATCTGGTTGGTCAGGACAAAGCGGACGATGTCGTCAACGCTCGCCCGCCCACTGGTCCAGCTTTCAGACTCCTGAAAATACTTGATCAAAGACGGGATCAGATAACTGATCTGCCCGTAAGGAACAAGTGAGATGCTCAGTTTCATCTTTAGGTTTTCGGAACGTGCCTATCAACATTGACTGCAGGGGCCTGATTTCTCTTGCCGGTCCTCGCCTTACGGATGTCAGCCATCATCTTGTAGAGCCGACGCGATCCGGCTTCACTTGACCCATTACCAAGGTGCGACACAACGTCAGCAGGGATTACAAACTCGCCGTCTGCAAGGCGGGCTTCCTGCTTACCACTAATATTGGCCTTGATGCTGTCAGACATGCCGTCGCCGGGGCCACGCAAAAGCTTACCAGCAGCCGCATACTGCACTGAACCGCCGCCTGCCATATATGCCGGGTTATTGCTATCAACCATAAAGTTTTCGTTAGTAAACGGCTCAGGCTCATAAGTCGGCATATACGGCGCGGGCATGTACTGACGTTGGTCTGAACGGACAGGCTCTTCTCCGGGGAAACGAGGCAAGTATGGAGTAGGGGCAGGTGCAAGTTCACGAGGTTCGTTAAACGGAGTAAGAAACGATTCTCTATCGGGCTGAACTTGTTTTTCATAGCGACCATCATACGAACTGATGGGATTTCCCTGCGACAAAAGCTCAAATGGAGATGCAGACGGATCTGCTCGTTCAACTATAGGTTTTATATTGCCAAAGCTCCCGTAACGAAACCCCGGCGGTAGCTCAGGGCGCATCGAAGGCGTAGGCTCTTCCTCAATGATACGAGGGCTATACGGAGTGGGGTCAGGTGCAAGTTCACGAGGTTCGCTAAACGGAGTCGGGGGCTGATACGGATTGTCCTGCATATCACGAGGATCGCGCATGTCACCCATTTCTATCTGCTGATTGCCGGTAGTTGGGCCATACATCCCGCCTCCCATTGGAGTCGTTTGCGGACCACCTCTACTACCCATGTTGCCGCCCATGTCAAAGTCGCCACTGCTGCCGCCCATGTCAAAGCCGCCGCCATAGCCGCCCATGTCACTGTCATCGCCGCGAACAGGTCGGCCTGAATAATTAATCGGGTTGTACGCAGGGGGCGTAGTGGCAGGCGGAGGCTGTTGCGACGTGCGCGTGCCCGGCCTAGTAAAAGACCCAGTGTCCGGGTCCCACTGCATACGGCTATCGTTTCCTCGATAATTGTTGCCCATGATGCCAGCAAGGCCGTTCATCCCGCCGCCCATAAAATTCCCAAAATCAATACCGGAAAAATCAACGCCGTCAAAGTCCCTAAAACCATCACGACCCGGAGGACCGGTTCTCGTAGGCGGTGTAGTGGCGGGCGGAGACGCCGCTTGCGGCGGAGCAACAGGAGATGCAACGTACTTGTTTAGGTCCTGCAGATAAGCAGCGAAAGAAGCAGGGTCAGCAGGGGCAGTCTGGTATTGTGCCATCGAAGATGTGGCTTTATCCTTGTTAACGTCACCACCCTCAGCGTAGCCGGGGAAGTCGGGGTATCCCGTGCGCCACTGACCGCCAAGGAACCGGCCCTCTTCCGGACTATAGCCATACGACTCGTAGTACGAGCGGTCAACAGTCTTAGAAAGGTCAGGCTGTTCGTATTCGGGGGTTGCAGCATTAGCGAGACCCATACCGCCTGCAGCAACACCAGCCATACCGCCGGGGATTGCGCTCACAAACCCTGCACGACCGAACTGATTACCGAGCGCCTTGACGCCCTGCCCCATCGTTTGAAGTTTCTGTAGCGCAGTCTGCTTTGCTACTTCTGTACCTGTTGTTTGTGCTGCCGTCGACGTTGCCGCTTGTGCGGCTCCAGTCCTCGCGGCTTCTATGGCTGCTCGGTTAGCCGCTGCGTTGCTAGTGACTCCTGTAAGAGCCGACGGGCTACCCGCCGCTGCCGCGCCGGTTAGACCCGCACTAAGTCCTGCGCCACCAAACGCACCAAGACCCGCCATCAATCCCTTGCCAAGATCACCCTTTGTTCGGATGGTTTCACCCGCACCGACAAGCGCAGCACTACCCAACGCACCGAGCCCCGGAAAAATAAAATTAAGGCCAAAACCCAACAGGGTCGGCAGAAGACTCTTAAGGAACGACGCTTCGTACAGCCCCGTATCGGGGTTGACCGTTAGGCTACCACCGTGGGCCATAGCCAATGACTGAAGGCCCTTAACTTCATTAGGGGCCATGTGGACCAGCATGCTGTCGCCGTTGCGGCCACGCGAGGCAAGGAGGGAGGCAAGTCCGGCTTCTGAATTCACGTTGCCACCTCGGGCAAAGTTGGTCTGGGGGATTTCCTGCCCCGTCATAGGGTTAATCTGGGCATCGTAGCCCCCGACAACCTCGGTCGGCTGGTTATAGTTAAGCGGCGGCGCGTAGGCGCTGCTATGCATCCCGGCCATCGGATATGAGGGGTTAGGCTGGGGGACAGCCCCACTTGAATAAGAGTTCTGGTTCATGCCGCCCTCACGGGGTCAATCTGTCTGGATGGTATCATTTACGTGGCTTCGCCACCAGAAATGGTCACAGTAACCCCGGCACCGCTAGCTTTCACGCTAATCAGGTCCCCCGGAGTGAGTATTTGCGTCCCTGTCCATTGGTATGTTTCGTTTGCAGCGATGGACTTGCCGAAGAACAGGGCGTTATCAGCCCCTGCAGTGCCACCTTTGGGCACCAGCGATATGAAAAAGGTAAGGCCCCCGCCGGTCGTGTTGACTACATCTATGTTCTTTACAAACGTGCGAGTAAGTATTGGCGTCGTATATATAGTTACATATGAAGTAGTAAGGGCCGCCTGAGCCAGTCTGTTCCCGACGACGTTCTGAAAAGCCATGTCACCAATCCCCTAGCCAAGTCATCACGGACAGGCTGCTAAGCTTCTGGATCAGCTCCTGCGTGTTGCCGTCCACTTGGTTGAAGTAGATACGCAGTTGGTTGTTTAGCTGGTCCTGATAACGCTGTTGGTAGTCAACCGGAGCAACGGCAAGGTTTGAGGCTTTAGAGGGGCGAGTTTCGATCATTACCGTCTCCCATCCGGCCTGATATCAAGGCGCATCATGCCCATCTGCCACGCCACGCCGATATCGGCTGAGGACATACGGAAGGACATCTGACGGCCCCGCACGCGGGTATAGACCTGACCGGTGTAAAGCTCAATTGGGAACGACTGCGTTTCAGTCACGGTCGGCGTATTAGCCGCAGAGTAGGCACTGCCCGAGTTCTGTCGCGGCTTAACGGTCAGCGTTACGGACGGCGTGTTCGAGTTAGACCCGTTGAAGGTCAAGTCAGGCAGCATGCGCCAGATGTACCCGAAGCTCTGCCCGTCTTGGATGTCGAAGTCCGAAGTCTCGATGTAGGCTGCAATCGGCAAGATCTCGCTCGTCGAACGGTCGTCGTTCCCGTTCTCGTGGTTCATGACCTGATTGGGCACGCTATAGGACACAGTGCTATAGATGATGTGAGACGCTGCAGTGGTCCCGTCGTACCCACGAGTGCATCCGGTCAACGAGTCGGAGGTCTTGCCGGTGTAGAAGATCTTCTCAGAGTCAATCGTGACCACACCCTCGTTCGCATAGGATGCAGAGTTGATGACCGGGATGATCGTTACGCTGCTGTTTATGGCAGCCGACAGGTACGAGGTCTGGATGCTGAACGAAGCCATCGGGTACTGCCGAAGCGGCGAGTCGAGCCAAAAGCTACGCTCCAGATCACCGTAGTACCAGATTCGCTCAAGATGGTTATAGACCACGTAGCGGTTGTTCACGAGGCTATCTGCAGTCGGGTAGAACCACCAGACCTCGTTATAACCCTCGTTAGAACCGCAGACGATCTGCGCCAACTGATCCGTGTTGATGTTGGTGAACACAAACTGACGGAGGCTGCAAGGCAGCGTCTCGACGCGACCCGAGTACTGATAGAACTTATCCACGCCCATCCAGTAAGTCACGTTGTTGACCGTGATGGCAGCGTTCGGGGACGCGATGGAGATGTTGTCCATCAGCAGGTTCTGGCTGAACACGTACGGCGGGCCAAGGTACTGCATCGAGAAGATGGCGGCGTCCGTCCAGATCAGGATCTCCTGCCGGGTATCAAGCGCAGCCACGATGTATGAACCGAAAGACAGGCGGTTCTCGCCAGACTGATTTGTCGTCGCCGGGACCCACTCAAACGGATTGTCTGCATCGGACCAACGCACGAGCAGCGGGTCAAAGTCGGTCGAGAAGTTTGTCGGGTCGTACGGGTTGGAGCCGAACGCGATGGTGAAGTTGCCAACGCTCGACGTAGCCACCTGATAGGTATTGTTCGGCACGTGCCGACCGGCGTAGCTGAATGTGTAAGTGCCGCCAGACGGAGCCGTCGTGGCCGCTGAGATGGGTACTGTGTAGCTACCTGCAATATACGCTGTCGTGACAAACGTCCCTGCCGGGATACCAGTCCCCGACACTACAGAGCCCGTATCAATTCCGTTCGGATCAACGACCGTGATTGTGGTCACGGCTGAAGTAAACGTAGCCGTGGTTGTAGCCTTGACCTGCGTGTTGGCATAGGCGTTCAACGTGATAGCACGAGGCCACGTGGAGGTGTTCTTCTCCCAGTAGTAGATACCACCAGAACGCGGATTGAACAGCAGGTTCTCCCTGTCGTTGTCCTGCGACCAGAGCCGGATCTGCGTGGCAAGCGTCGAGCCTATGCCCCATCCACCGAAGCCCCACGGACCGCCGCCCCAGCCAAGACCGAGCGAAAAGGTCGCGTTGCCCGCGTTTATCTCAATCGCAGCAGACACAGCAGCGCCGCCGCCTGACCCCGTGGACGTAGCGACAACTGCACCGATGATGGTGAACGTAGTGCTGGTCGGGACCGTGATGACCTCGAAGTTACCGTTCAACGTTATGCCATTGACTACGCCACTGCCTGACACGCCTGAAAAAGTGACGTATGTACCGACACTGATATTGTGCGGCGACGTGGTCGTCACGGTGACAAGGTAGCTGCCGTTGGTCGTCGCAAACGGATTGTTGGGCAGTGTTACCGTCTGGGCAAGCGGGGTGATGTCATAGTAGATGCCGTTGTTCTCGATATACATCTTGGAGTTGGTGCCTACACCAAGCAGGTTGTCGCTAGCGAGGGTGATCCAGTTGAACAACGACCGACACACGCCCTTGAACGTGAACGTGGACTGATTGATCCAGCCACCGATCTTCTCTGCATAACCTGAACGGAACCGGACCTTATCGCAAGCGTAAAAGCCACCCTCGTTGGCGTACGTGGTGGACTCGCGATTTATGCCGGGACGCAGTTCAAGTTTTTGCAGAGGCATCGTTAGACCCTACGCTCGAAGTGCGGCACATCCTTGAATGACTTCCAGAACCCGCCCCATTGATTCTTGGGGTTGAGGCTCTGCCAATACTCACCGACCGGCGTAAGAGCCGGGATGTCGTAGCAGAGCTTGCCGTCCTTGAAAAAGTTCAAGTCGATGGCGCACCGCTTGAGGTGGATGCTGTTCATCGTCTTAGAGCGCCCAGTCTTGACATAGATGGCCTGCTGTTCCGGGGTACGGGCAAGTTCACCGCCCGTCACCACAAAGCCCAACTCGGTCGCCTTGTTAACGAGTTTGGCAACGTCCAGCAGGAACGCCGCCTGTTCTGCTACGAGACTCACTTGATGGCCTCCTTGAGTGCGTCGGTCTTGTCCTTGCTCGACTGGCTGCTACCGAAGTAGTACGAGACGACCTGCGTAGCGACCGCAGACAGCACACCCAAGATGTAGATAAGGATGTCTTTGCGGCTAGGGTCAATCGGACTTGCTTGGAACAGCACGATGCCAAAGAGCGTGAAGGTGATGCCAAGCAGCCCAAGCGCCAAAATCGGCGTGATGAGTTTGTTTAGCAGCGGTGCCTTGTCGGAGGTGACAATCTGCGTCTCGCGCACCCGCGCATCGTTGGTGTCCTTGAGGCGCATCTCAAGTTCAGCGAGGTCGAGTTTGTCCTCTTCCAGACGCAACTTGAGCAGTTCCTCTTCATGCTCCATCTGGGCAATCTGGATCTTAGCCAAGTCCTCGGGGGACATATCGGGCTTCAGTTCAACGCCGAGCTTCTCCTCGACGACCTTCTTGCCCTTTGCCAACACAGCGTTAGCGACGAGGTTAAGCCCGTTGCCAAGCAGCGGCGTAATAATGGCTTGTAGTGCAGCAGGGATCACTTGTCCTTCTCCTTTTGTTCAAGCAGTTTGACCCGCATCTGAAGGTCGTAAATCTTGTCGAGCAGTTCTTCCTTCTGACGCTGGCGGCGCTCTGCCGAGATGGGGCTGTCGGTCGGCACACCCTCCGGCGTGATGAGCGCAGGCATCTGACCCTCGATCTTGGTCAGACGGGTGCTGAAGGATGTGACCTGCCCCAGAAGCCATGCGATGCAGGCAATCAGGACGGGCACGAGCATCTTCATTATCTCGCCGAAGTTCACAGAACTGGCCCCCTCTTCCTTCATCTTTATCTCCACTTAGGCCCGTCGAACCACGCCGCAATCGAGTGCCGCTTCCCTTCTGTTACAGGCTGCGCCGCATGACGCACAAACGAGGGGAAGAAGATCGCGGTGCCCTGCTGCCTCATCTCTTCGGCGTTCGGGTAGTGCGTAACGTGGTCAAACGTCAAATCCCCGCCTTTGTACTCGGCAGGGTCCGTCAATTGAATGACGCACGAGAGCTTGCGGTGATAGTACGGATCGCCATTCATATAAAAAATGTCGTGGTGCGTCTTGTACTCGCCTTGTCTCTCGCCGTCATATTCTGCAATTTGATAGTAGTCGATCTTGCTGATATGCACGTCGAACCAATCCCGGTTGGCCCAAATAGCAAGCTTCCACAACTCATCAAACATATAGTCGAGTTCGGCATCGCCCTTGTTGACGAACCAGATGCTTGAGCGACGGAACGAGTCGTCCGCCTTGATGCCTGCATCCGTGCCGATCTGAGCCTCGCTAGGCTCTCGTTTAGTAGCCGTACTCACGATCCGGGCGCACTGCTCAGGGGTGAAGTAGGACTTGAAGTAACACCATTCGCCTTTCATTTATCACCTTATGGGGCACTGTCTACTTCAAATGAAATAGTTGCCGTTGCGATGACAAGAGATGTTGCCGCGATGCGGATTTCTATCAGAACTTCTCTATCACCAGAATTGTTAGTTACAGTAAGTACCCAATCTCTAGTAGTACTTAAACTATTCCACCCAGCGCCGGGTCCTGAAAAACTACCTCCAGAGCCACTAAGCACTGTTGCTTGAACTTCATAATCAGAAGTGGTGCCGCTCCCAACAAGCCACTCACCAGAAATAGTTGTTAACGATGTACCTTGTTGCCTGAGCGCCACTCCATCATTTCTTAAACGATACGTTGCAGTGGCAGTGCCGCCTACTCCTGCTTTACTGTTGTTAACTGCTGTTTGGTTGGTAATCTTTACGGACGGGAAAAATTTCGTCCAAGCCGAACCATTCCAAGTATAAGCATTAACAGCAGGGACCCACGAAGAGCCGTCCCACACCTTAAGGTACCCGGCTTCGGTAAAACTTGACCCATTCCACACCTTAAGCGGCATACCGTTCTCTTAGATCTGGAACCAGACGTCGCCCGCGTTCGA